GTTCCATCAGTATGGAAACAGAAGGACTTTAAAGTTCTTGAAGATGCTGATATTGTCACTGTCTATGGATATGGAGGTGGACAAGATGCGGAACCCGATGCAATACCTGGATTTGCTTCCCCGCTTGGTTGGTGTAATGCCCCAACGCGGAATGGTGATTGTACTGCTCCCGTTTTGAATGTAAACGGAAAAATCGTTGGGTTTTGGACCCATGGTAATGGCATTGATTTTGGCCGTTTTGAACCAGTAACAAGCGATTTTATCCAAGCGATTGGAGTTGATCATTCTGTTTCTCACACCGGGCTGGATTTTCGGTTCAGCCCCCACTCCCAAGTGATTTGATTGAGAGGCCGTTCTGGGAACGGTACCCTTCTCAGTACCTTGAGAAGGGGGGGGCGCCAACTTTTTCGAAAGTAGCGCATGTGTGTGAGGAACATGAGGCTACCCTTGATGAGCGGTACTTTGCTATCATGGGACAAATAAAACGTAATCCAAGGTATACGAATAAACGGATTATGGACCCACAATTGAAATGTTTTGTGGATGAGGTAGGAATAGTGATTCCGCCGGACTGGGATTTAGCCCATCCCAATGCTAATGCTTCTTATAAACAATTGATGAGATATGGTAAAGATATACTCCCAATGACAGATGACATGGTGAAATACATGAATCTGGCCTGGGAGTTTACAGAGCGTCATTTTGGTTTGTATATGAGAGACTCAAGGATATTAGGTTATGAAGAGGCTAAGACTCACTTAGATATGAAAACATCTAGTGGAGCACCCTTCAACGTTCACTATCCAACAAAGGAAGAACTCTTTAGAGAGGATCCGGATATAGATGAATGGTTAAAACAAGATTGGGAGCGAATGGCTCAAGATCCAGAATGGACCTGCTTGTTTACTAACTCTTTGAAAGAAGAACTTAGAACTGATGAAAAGATGAAGGAGAACTCAATCCGAACCTTTTTAGCGGGCGGTACTGATGCAGTTGTGCACGGTACTCGTTTATTTGTTGATCAGAATGAGAAAATGTATGCTTCACATTTGAAGTCCGCATCTGCTGTTGGTATGAGTCCCTATAAAGGAAAATGGGATGATCTCTACCAAAAGCTTAAAGTTTTCAATAAAGGCTTTGCCTTGGATGAAAGTCAATATGATTCATCTTTGAGAACATATATGATGTGGCGTTGAGCTTTGACACGATGGCATTGGTTGCGTAAGGAGGATCAAACTCCGGAAAATTTACAGAGGATTAA